TTCCAAACTTTTGCAGAGGTGGAGCATCACTACAATACTGTCAAACCTTTGATATCGAAATGTCACAGCAAAGCAGATGATGTTCGACCTATCGGAGATCGCAAGCGTAAGTGGGAGCGTATCGTTAAGATCAGCGATTACTGCTATGCACTGCTTGATGGATATTGCTTTGGCGACCCCGTGTTCAAAACGTGGGGCACCGACAGAACCATTACCAAAGCGGACACCGAATTTTATGCTGCTGTCGTGTGGCGCAAGCACCGTGACGGAACCACAAGCGTTAAGATACGCAACGGCACGGGGCCGTGGAACCATGTCAGTAGGTATTCGTTCCTAGAACGTCACCGACCGAGAGGTATGTACTTCCTAGTGTACAACGGGAAGCAGTATATAAATCTGACCAGTAATTACGGGGATAACGATAGACATTTCCTAGCTAAAGGCAAAACCGTGCCGAAAGGTGTAAACCCCCATTGGAAAAAGTGGACCACACACAAAGACAAAACGGCGTTAGCCTTCAAGCTAACTCCTGACGGGAAGTGGCTGCGTGATCCAGAAACAGGCGAGGATCTGCCGATACCACCGCGTGTCAACAAGGCGTTGAAAGCCAAGTTCAAGGAGCCGCTGAGAGAGTTCTTTGAGTGGGGCATGACAATCGCAAACATGCTGCCGCTTACAGACAAAGACTACATCCGAAAGATGCGCACCGAGGCGTATGAATATTATTCGGAAACAAAGGGTACGGGATACATACGATCCAGAGATGCCTACAACGTGGAGAATTGTAGGGGTATCATCACTGACCCCGAACATCCGCTGCGCCTACATATGTTTGTAGAGTTCGCGGAAACTACGGGTGATGGGTGGTGGCAGGACACCACTTACAAAGTGCAACAGGTAGAGACGAAGGAGGATCTGTCAGCAATACGGAACAAATACAATAACTGGGTAAACAAAAACCTTGGTTTCAAATCATAATATAAAAATGGAGAATGACTATGGGATACAACCCTTACTTAACGTCAGAAGCGATGCAACAGACAGAGAACAATAGCTACGTGAAGCCCGAGGTAGCTAGGTTCGCAGACGCCGTGGCCGCTGCACTAAAAGCAAAGTGGAGCCACAAACGAAGGGACAGTGCTTGGATCTATCGTGAGAACGAGATCTATGCGCTAGGTTTTGTGGGTTACGGTGACTTCACCGACAAATCCAACGGGAATGCTGCGTATATTGTTCACAGTCGCAACATCGAAAACTGTAGATACAATGACTACAACGCGCAGCATTACATGACATTTGCCAAGCATTTCGAGAAGGGCCTATCCAACGCTACCCGCCACCTGCGCACCATACCGTGCCACGTAGCTGTGGAACGAGAGCTTAGAAACCTGCGTAGACAGATGCGAGACATAGACGACTACAGTTCGCGGAAAGTTAGACAGTTGGCTAACGATGTCACCGATGGGTTAGGTCGTGGTAAAAGCTCGCCCTTGGAACGAGAGCTTAGAAACCTTGTGAACACGGGGCATACATGGCTTGACGCAAACTTTGGTGAACAAGTCAAAGCGTTCCTTAACTACAGTGGCGAGGACACGTCCTCCGGTAAGAGTATGTTTGATGTCGTGTATATCAACATCTCGCCACGCGGTACGCAGTCTGCCAACGTGTACACTAACATGGATGGTAAGGAGTGGAATTGGGAGCCAGACCCAAGCAATCATTACGGGTGCGATGTGGATCAGCTAGACGAGGAACTTAAACGTAAGGTGTTCACACTGCAAATGGTCGAGCAGGGTACGTTTGTTCCGAATGTAGGCTTTCATGCGCTCACAGGGAGACTGTTCTATGTCGTTCAATCCTAAAATTATAAATCTTGACACCCCCCTTGACGAGACGGTATATCGCATTTACATACAACCTTCATCGTTTGCTGTTGATGTAACGTGTTTAGGCACAGAGTGTTACGAGATAGAAAACTTTGGTAAGTATGTAAGTGATTTGCCAGATTGGATACAGGGAAAACTAGCGGTGCTTATGATGATGGGGGAAGATGACTACGGGCACGTAATTGAAGGCGTAGGCTTTCGCAAAGACCGTCATGTTTTCTACGTTAGCCATGAGGCTAACCCTGTCAGTAGAGACAAGTTAGAAATGTTGGCGTTTTCTGTATGTCATAAAATTCCCTTGGAGTGTACGCGCCCTTTAGAAGGAGTTGTAGATGGGTGACGCTGAATTAACCATGTTCCAACAAGCGCAGTTGCGTTGGCTCAAACGGCAGGTGGACAACCTGCAAGAGGAGCAGTGGCGCGATGATGCGAGGCCCCGTGTAAAGCAAGAACTCTTTGCAGCTCGTGAGGAGTTGGATACTTACGTGAAGAACCTTCGTGACGCAGGGGTGAAGATATGACACCGGAAGCGAAGGTAAAGAAGAAGGTAGTACGCATTCTGAAAGATGCGGGTGCGTATTACTTCTACCCTGTGACGGGTGGGTACGGGCGCAGCGGTGTGCCTGATGTAGTGGCGTGTCTGGGAGGTTACTTCCTTGGCATCGAATGTAAGGCGGGGAAGAACAAGCCGACCCCGCTACAACAGAAAAACTTGGACGATATAGACACAGCAGGAGGTGTAGCACTGATTATTAACGAGGATAATCTTGGCCTATTGCAGGCTGAAATAATAAAAATTCAAAATGGAGAATAGATAGCCGCTATGGATATCACACAAGAACAACTGAAAAAACTTTTTGGCGAAATAAAAGAAGTCGTTATGATTATGGAGCGTATCCCACATAACGCAGGGGGCGCAGGGTTTGCTGTCACCACCGATGGTGAAAGCTGTTTTGTCGGCAGGAATTATATTGAAAACAATAACCTGCAAGAAGGCGATTTCTTTACAGCGCGGGTGGCCCCTAACCAAAACAACCACAAGACAAACACTCCCTATAAGGTAGTGGGTAAGGTTGCGGTGCTAGACGGACTAGATCCGTTTGCTGAAGAACCTTCACCAAAGGTGCAGCAAGCTACGCTAGAGGACCGCATCATGGATCTCATGCGTGACGAAGAACACTCATATCCGCACAGGGTTGGGGAGTTAGCCAGTAAGCTAACTTCTGACACCGCAGCAGTTCAGCTTGCGTTGCAGCGTATGCACAACGCGGGTGAGATATGGGAAGCAAAGATAGAACGTAAGGGTACGCAAACAAAAGCGTCTTACGTTTTGTGGGCGCTCGACGACGAGTGGTTTGCACTTGACTACGAGTGATACGGATCGGGGGTGCGGCTTGTACGGTCGCACCCTTGAAGAGTTCATCTACGCCATGCACGGCGTAGATGTTATTTGGAAACCGAAAAAGAGTGGCGAAGAGCCACCGTTTTAAAGGAGAATAACTATGCCTACGAAGAAAACCACTGCGGTAGCAGAAACTTTAACAGTCCACACCGTAAAACAAGGTGTGATAAAACTGCGTATGATCGGTCAAACGCCGATGTACTTTAACAGCATGAGCAGTAAGGCTATGCGCGACTTGCTTATCGGCGGGGGAAAGAAAACCACTGCGGAGAAGCAAGATATTAAACACAATCCAGAACAAGAGTTTCGGGAAAGTGTGTATACTAAACCAAAGGGCGACACGTTGCTGTGCTTTCCTGCGGCGGGTGTAAAGGGTTCGATGGTTACATCAGCGTTAGAAACAGCGGGGATCAAAAGCACAAACGTAAAACGCTTGGTGTTCTTACCCGAAAGCCAAATACAGGTTTGGGGTAAGCCGTACCTTAAAATGGATATCGTGCGATCTGCCGATATAAACAAAACTCCAGATGTGCGTACCAGAGCGTACCTACCAAACTGGTGTTCAGAAATAACGATTAAATATGTGACGCCTACGCTGAACGCTAACGGCATTGTATCGCTGTTGACAAACGCAGGGCTAATCGTAGGGCTAGGAGACTTTCGCCAAGAGAAGGGGCGTGGGTCATACGGCACGTTCTCTGTAGCAAGCGCGGAAGATATGGGTGAACATCAAGAGGCTTGGGATGAAATCACGAAAGAAGCGCGTGAAGTCCAAGAGTTAGCTATGGAATACCCCGAATGCGCTGACGAGCAAACGGCAGAGCTTATGAGACTTATGCAAGAAGAGCGGTTGCGTCGAGCAGCCTAAACGAAGAGGGGCGGTTCGCCGCCCTAATTCACGGGTAAGGTATGGCGGTCGAGGTACAGCGAGTTGAGGTTTGGCGGGGCTAGACGTGGCGGTCGAGGTGTGTTGGGGTCAGATGTGGTCGGGCGGGTTCCGGTCAGGCGAGGCGGTCGAGTTGAGTTATGGTCAGGTAAGGTGGGTTATGGCGAGGCGGTCGAGTTGAGTTAAGGTTAGATAAGATGGGTTATGGAGTGGCGAGGCGGTTCAGGTATGTTGGGGTCTGGTAAGTTGGGTTACGGCATATCAAGGCATGGCGGTTATGGCGCGTTCGGTTTTGGTGAGTTAGGGCGGGGCACGGTCTGGCTAGGCGGTTAGGGCTAGGTAAGTTCTGGCGCGGCGAGTTGCGGTTAGGCTGGGCGCGGCTAGACAAGGCGGTCGGGGTGAGGTGTGTTTCGGTTTTATTGGTTTTGGTATCGTTTGTTAAGGCGGTCTAGGTTCGGTGTGTTGCGGCTAGGTCCGGCTCGTCGTGGTGTGGTTAGCCGACTGACTAACAAAAACAAAGCAGGCTGTGATGGCCTGCTTTACAAACAAAAACTATGGAGAATAAACTTATGTCTAAGTTTTCTAAAAAGACTAAGCAGCGTATCATAGATGGTTACCTGCAAACTACGGGCGCAAATATGTTTGTGCCTTCAGAGTTCGTCGATTGGTTAGCAGGCGAGCCAGAACATGAAGCGTACCAAGCGTTTTATGGGATTGACGATGTGGAAGCCGCGAGGCAGCATCGTATACAGTTGGCGCGGCAGATGGCGTCAGGGCTACGTATCGTGGCAAAAACGGAGACAGTAGAAAGTTCTGTTGTGTCCATAAAGGTGACAGAATACCCTGCGTATATTTCACCTGTGTCAAAGCGGCGTGAGGGCGGGGGGTACGAACCTTTTGACCCTACCGATGAAGTTGCACAAGCTGAGTTACGCAGACAAGCCGGTGTAAGTTTGGCGGCGTGGCTTGAAAGGTTTCGCGGTGCAGCGGAAAATTATGGGGTTGATGTAACTCCAGTTGAAGAAATCGTGCGCGTGTTGCGTGACGACAAAGATAAAGCAGTAGGAGAATGACTATGGGTAAGAAAGCAGAAAAAGTTTGGGCATACATTGTGAAGCATCCAAAAGCGCCAGTAGCAAAAATTGCTAAAGCGTGTAAGTGTTCGCCATCTTATATACACCTGCTAAAGAAAAAGATCGGCACACCGAAAGAGGTGTTGGAAGAAGTAAATCTAACCGTGACACGTTCCGACGTTCTCGACACGGCTAAAGGCTACGTGACGAAGGATCGTGCTGCGGAGCATGGTGACATGGAGACTAACTTCAACACCATTGCACGATACTGGTCTGTGCATCTGGATGCGCAAATAACCCCGACAGATGTTGCGGTTATGATGAACCTGCTCAAGGTTGCGCGTATAAAATCCAACCCAAAGTCCAAGGATAATTGGGTCGATGGTGCAGGGTACATGGCTTGCGGGGGAGAGATCGCCAGTGCCTTACGTGCGTAGGCCTAAAAAATCCAAAGAAGAAAAGATTGGGGTGGGGCCTTACCGTCCCAATCTTTGCTTTCGCTTCAACAAAAGAAAAGTAACGCTACCCAAAACCCCGTGGGAGGATGACGAAGATGGACATAGTGACGTTGGATTTCGAGACGTACTACGACAAGGAGTACAGTCTGTCGAAGATGACGACTGAAGAATATATCCGCGACGATAGATTTGAGATTATTGGGTTAGCTGTAAAAAAGAATGATAAGCCAACACGTTGGCTACAAGGTGAGGAACTCACTACACGTTTCTTATCACACGTAGACCTCTCGTCCTGCGCTATACTTTGTCATAACACCGCGTTTGATGGGGCGATACTAGGGTGGCGATTTGGTGTGAAGCCGAAACTGTGGCTTGATACAATGTGCATGGCCCGTGCGTTACATGGCACGGAAAAGAGTGTGAGCCTAAAGGCTGTGGCTGAACGCTACGGCGTTGGGGCCAAGGGCGATGAAGTTACCCGTGCGTTAGCCAAGCGGCTAACTGATTTTAGCGAAGAAGAAATTGCAAAGTATGCAGAGTATTCCCGCAACGATGTGGACCTGACATACGAAATTTTTAAGCTGATGTTCAGCGGAGTTGTTGGAAACCAGTTCCCACGGCAAGAGATACAGTTGATAGATCGCACGTTGCGTATGTTTATTGAACCTACGCTTGACCTAGATTTGTTCTTGCTGGAGCAACATCTCGAAGAAATACGCGAGCGTAAGGACAAGCTGCTACGCGATGCGAATATAACCGATAAGAAAGATCTAATGTCGAACAACAAGTTCGCGGAGCTACTTATAAGTCTTGGCGTTGAGCCGCCGAAGAAGATCAGCCCGACGACAGGTAAAGAAACATTTGCATTTGCTAAGTCTGACGAGGCGTTCAAAGCGTTGCTAGAACATGACGACGATAGAGTGCAGTCGTTAGTCTCTGCACGTTTGGGTACTAAAAGCACCTTAGAAGAAACACGTACCGAGAGGTTTATATCAATTGGTAAACGTGGACTTCTCCCGGTTCCGATTAGATATTACGCAGCGCACACAGGGCGGTGGGGTGGACAGGATAAGATCAACCTGCAAAACCTACCGAGCCGAGGGCCGAATGCGAAGAAACTCAAGAGCAGTATTATAGCTCCCGAAGGCTATACGCTCATAGACGCAGACAGCGCACAGATCGAAGCTAGAGTTTTAGCATGGCTTGCAGAGCAAAACGATTTAGTTAGCCAGTTCGCTAACGGCGAAGATGTGTACATAAAAATGGCTGCGCGTATATACGGCTGCGAAGAAGAGACCGTTACGAAAGACCAACGCTTTGTAGGCAAGACTACTATTCTTGGCGCAGGGTACGGCATGGGCGGCATAAAGTTTCAAGCTCAGCTAAAAAACTTTGGCTTTGAAATACCCGTCGAAGAAGCCAAGCGGATCATAAGTATCTACCGTAATATCAATCACAGCATAGATAGGCTGTGGAAGGACGCGCAGTTTGCATTGGAGCAAATGACGCATAACGGTCCAGTTCGATTTGGTCGTAGGGGCGTTCTAAAAGTTCTACCAAAAGAGAACGCCATCCAGTTGCCATCGGGTCTTTGCATACACTACGAGGACTTGAAGTATGAAATGACCGAAGAGGGGTCACGCGAATACAGATACAAAGTACGGCGGGGCCGAAACAGAATTTACGGCGGCAAGGTGGTGGAGAACGTGTGCCAAGCCATAGCTCGTTGTATAATTGGCGAGCAGTTGCTAAGTATATCCGAAAGATATAAAGTTGTCCTTACCGTACATGACTCGATTGTTTGCTGTGTGAAGGATGAAGAAGTTCCCGAAGCGCAAGCGTATGTAGAAGAATGTATGCGCAAGACACCAGATTGGGCCGCAGGCCTACCTATAGACTGCGAGAGCGGTACAGGTAAATCGTATGGGGAATGTGAATGAGTAAAGCAGCGCCGTGGTCGTTCAGTCGGATCAAAGCATTCGAGCAATG